AGAAACATTAAAACAGCTAAAAGAAAACTTTGATAAAAATATAAGGGGTGTCGCGCTTGCAGTTGATTATTTCCATGAAGCATACGACAAAGCTGCAGGCTGGATTAAAAGTCTTGAGCTGCGTAATAATTCAAGTGAGTTGTGGATGGAGGTAGAATGGACAGAAAACGCAAAAAAACAAATATTGAGTAAAGAATTGCGTTATATATCAGCCGAATTAAACGAAAATTACACAGATAAAGAAACCAAAAAAAATTATGGTCCGGTTTTATATGGTGCAGGTTTAACAAATAGACCACATATTAACAAAATGTCGGCTATATTGTCAGAAGATACAAAAGACGAAACTATAAAATTTATTAACACAAATGAAAAGGCAATAAAAATGGAATTTCAAGATTTATTAAATATGATAGATGATTTGACAGCTGATGAAAAAGCTCAAATCTTAGAAAAAATTAACGAAAAACTAGAGTCTGAAGTTGAAGAAGTTGAAGCAACTGAAGACAATAAAGAAAATGCAAAAGCTGAAGACCATGAAAAAGTCAAAATGGATGAGCAAGAAGAAAAGCCAAGCGATGCAGAAAAAGTCGAAGATACTAAAAAAGTTGAAGAGGCTATAAAAGTTAAACTTTCAGAAGATTCTATAAAACTAGAAGATGAAAACATTAAATTAAAAGAAGAAATTGAAACTTTAAAAAAAGAAAAACGTTTTAATATTTTATTATCAGAAGGTGTTGCAGTTGAATCACAAAGAGAAGCCTTTTTAAATAATGACATTGAAGCTTTTGCAAAAAATAGCATAAATGTAAACCTTCAAGAAAAAGGCACAGATAAAACAAAAAACACTGAAATTTCAGCAGACCAAGCAATTACAAAATTAAACGAAATAGCTGATAATAAAGTAAAAGAATTTGGTTATACTTTTGATAATGCTTTTAAATATGCATTAAAAGAAAATCAAGAACTTGCTAACATAATTAAATAATAACAATAAAAAAAGGATTTAAAAAATGGCTTCTTTCCCAGTACCTAATAATATTTTAAACTTGCCTGCAGCTGGCGACCTATCAAGTGCCCAATACGCAGCGGTTACCCTTGGCCCTTCTGGCGTGGATGTTGCATTAACAGACGCTAAAGCAATAGGCTTTTTAATGAACGCACCCGAAGTAGGTGAAGTTTGCGAAATTGCGTCAATTGGTGGCGGTGCGAAAGGCATTGCAGGCGGTGCAATAACTCAAGGCGATTATTTGAAAGTTGACAGTGGTAACGTTGTAGTTGCTACTTTACCAACAGATAACGTTGTCGGCCAAGCTTTGCAAGATGGTGTGGCAGGTGATGTTATTGCAGTTTTACCACTTTTTAACTTTGGTTCATAATAATTAAATAATAAGGATAATAAAATGTCAGGATCACAAAATAGAGCAATTGTTGATAAATTATTAACAAATGTAAGTAATAAGATAGTCCCTATGGGTTATATCTCAGAGGAAATTTTACCAGTAATTAACGTTAAGCAAACAACGGGTAAACTTGGCGGTTATGGTACTTCACACCTACGCATTGAATCAGATATAACAATCGGAAAAAACAAAATTCCTAGAGTTGACACTCGTAATTATACTACACAAGTATATGAAGTAGTAAAACATGGTTTAAGCGATATTGTAACTGAAGAAGACGTGGCAAACGTTGAGGCACCTTTTGATGCTATGAGCGATACAACAAGCGAGCTAACAACTAAGCTTTGGCTTGGTAAAGAGCGCGGTCTTGCTACAACTTTAGGAGATACTGCAGTAATAACTCAAAATGTTACATTGTCAGGAACTGATCAATACAATGATTATACATCTGCTAATTCTTCACCTTTAGAAGATTTTAACACAGCTAGACAATCAATTTATTCATCTGTTGGAACTCCTCCAGATACTGCTGTAATGAGCTGGGAAGTATTTAACATTTTAAGATACCATCCTCAAATGCTTAGAGCTTTAGGATATGCAGACAACAGACCAGGCGGACTTTCTCAAGATGAGCTAGCCTTTGCAATGGATGTAAAACGTTTATTAATCGGGACTGCTGTTTTTGAAAGTGCAGCTGAAGGACAACCAAGCGCAATACAAGCCGTATGGGGTAAAAATGTAATTTTCTGCGTAGCTCCTCAAACAGCTGCAAGAGGTCAAGTTTCTTTAGGTTACAGAATCCAGCAATTCGGCGCACCTAGAGAAGTTTTCAAAAATGCTATTGATAATCCACCAAATGCAACAGAGATTATCGTTTTAGATAGATATCAACAATTATTAAGCTCAGTTAACGCAGCTTATTTAATTAAAGATGCAGTAGCATAAGTCGCAAGCTTCGATAAAAGGGGGGGTGGTTTAACCTCCCCTTAATTACAAAATAAAAAAAGTTTTAGTTATGGAAAAAAAAACAAAAAATAAAAAATCTATAAGTAAAAAAACTAAAAATAAAAAAGATTCTGAAAATGTTATTATAAAAGAGGTAGCAAAAGAGGAATTAAAAGAGGAATCAAAAGAAAAATATATAATGGTTTGCAATGTTAAATATGGCAACGAAATATATAAAATTGGTGACGAAGTGCCTAAGCCTTTACAAAAACTATTTTTAAATAAAAAATTTTGCAATATCTGCGAAGGGTAAAAAATGACATACGCAACAATAGACGATATAGAAGCAGAATTAAAAGGCATTAATTTCACCGCAACAAGTCAAGTTACTTCAACAGCAGTAGATAATTTTTTATTACAAACTGACGCCTTAATAAATTCTTATATTTATGAGCGTTATGAACTACCAATAACAGGTCTTGAATCATTAGAAATATTAAAAAAAATAGAAATTGATTTAGTTGTATGGCGTGTTAGTAAAATATTAGATTTAACAAAATCTGAGCCAATACCGGCAGGAGGAGTGCCACAGGAAATAACAGAAGGTTCTGCATATAGACAAAGCATGGCTTTGTTAGCATCTATAAAAGCAAATAAAAACGATTTACCCGATGCTGTAGAAATTAGCCCTACTTCACCACTTGCAAGTTTTCATAGTGACCCTAATAATTCAAATATAACGCCGTTTTTTGATATGGAGTCGCAACAATGGTAACGGGTTTTATATCTTATGAAGTTGACAACGATAACCAATTTAAAAACGCATTAAATAAAGCTATAAAGTCGGTTGGTGATTTACGTTTTCCGATGGGTGAAATTTCACGCGATATATTTAAAAATACAAAAAAAAATTTTATATTAAAAGGCGATGGAAAATATCCACCTTTATCACCAAAATATAAAGCATATAAAAAGAAAAAAAGACCAACTGCCCCAATTTTAGTTTTTGATGGTGATTTGCGCGACTCAGTAACAGGCACAGGCAACCAAGACACAATTAGAAACATTGGAAAACAATCACTTGTTCAAGGTACAAAAGTTTCTTATGCAAAGTTTGTGCAAGAAGGCACTGATTTTATGCCTGCAAGAAAATTTTTATTTATAGATGATGCACAAATAATAAGACTAAAAAGAATTTTACAAGATTACGTTAACGCAAAACTAGAGGTTGTGGGCGATGTCGTGTAAATTTGATATTGAATTATTTCGCAATAGTATAATTCAATTAATACAAGATAAATTAAATATTAAAATTACTGAAATAAACGCAGAAAAAAACGATGATTTTAATATTACTGATATTTTACCAGAAAATTATTATAATGATATAAGCGATCAAGTATTAAATGTTTCACCTTTTATATATTATGGTTTCGTAAGTTTAGACAGTAGCACCACAGGAACAACAACACAAACAACTATCACAATGTTTATAAGTGTAGTTTTTGACAATACAAATACTTATTATGCCAATGATTATGGAACTTATGGAAGCGGAACAGAAACAAAGGTATTAAGATATACAAGAGCATTAAAAGAGGTAATCCAAGATAATTTTAAAAAATTTGCTTGGGCTTCCCCTTTAAGTGTTACAGAGTTTACCCCTCAAGATTTTGAATTAAATAAAGGAAGTGATTTTAAAGTCGGGGGAATACATGTAACAGGAACAATATACGGTTAATTTTTTTTTATATGGAGTAAATCATGCTATCACAACCTAAAACAATTTTTGGAATACATCAGCTAACAGCTTATAATATTTGTAATGGTGAGCCTTACGGGACTGCTAAAGTTCTAGGCTCTGCTGAAATTGCAAGTAGTGGGGAACTAGTTCCATTAAATGGCGGTTCTTCAAAATACCCTTGGCAAGTTGAAAGGGGTTTAATTACTAATGAGGTAACTTTAACACTTAGAGAATACCCGAACTTTTTATATGAATTATTACTTGGTAAAGCTCCAACAGTAACAGGGGCAGAAACTGGGGGCAGTGTTTCCACCTTGGAAAATGTTGAGGGTTCAAGCGTTTCAGATGCTACAACAGGGATTGCAAGCCTTGCTATATCTTCCGCTGTTGACGTTAAATACTCTGAGTATGTTGTTGTTGCGGTTTCAGCTACAGAAGTTGATGTTTATGCTTATACTGATGTTGACTTTGCACAAGGTGCCGCTGGTGAATATCAAAACGATGCTTTGAAAATTACAGCAACACCTTTAACAATTGCGACAGGTGTAGCCGTAACAATTCCTAATTTTGGAATTGATTTAACAGGTGGATCAGGAACAATCGGTTTAACAATTGGCGATACTGCTAGATTTACAGCAAAGCCAATCAACACAGGTTCAACCGATGTTGTAATTGGTTCATCAACAGAAGTTTTTAAAGATTTTGGATTATTGCTAGCCGCTCAACGTGCAGGAGATGGAGCTATGCAACTAGTTGACCTTTATAGGGTTTCTGGATCAGGTATGCCGATTGTTATGACTGAAAACGCTTTCAGCGAATTAAGCACAACTGTAACAGCATATAGAGACAGCGTCAGAAATGGCGTATATAGCGTTAAAACAATTGCATCTAGTTCAGAATGTTAACACATACTTTAAGCAAGCCAACAAGTTTTACGATTAAATGTTCAGAAAAGGTAACAGGTTTTAATTTACAGCCTGTTACCTTTCAAAGGCTCATTAATATTAAAGACATATTAGAAGGCAAAGACCTTGAAAAGGTTTTAAAAGACCCTACGCCTTTAGAGGCTGTCAAAATTGCCTTTTGTATGTTTAATGACGAAGACAAACAAAAACTTGATGAAATTGTTTTAAAGATAAACGGCAAAGAAAAAAAAGCCGATGCAATGATGAAATTATATTATTTAATAAGTGAAAATAATATAGCTGATGGTTATACCAACCTTGTTAGTCTGATGAGTAGCGTTAATGAAAACATTATAAATAGTTTTCAACAGGAAGAAAAAAACGAAAAAAAAAAAGTCAAAATACTACTTCAATTTTTACGCAATCAATGGAACTCGAGGAAATATTTGATATTATTGGGAGTAACTATCAATACACTTTCTCTACTTTTTTGGATGAGCTAACGCCGAAAACGGCATTTAAATTGATAAATATAATAGATATAAGAAAAAATAATGAGTTTTGTCAATTAGCTTCTTTACATGGTATTGATTTAAGCAAAAGCATGATAAAGAAAAAGAAAGAAATAAATGACATAAGCGAGCAAGAACATGCTAAAATGTCAGATATAATGTCAAACACTTTGAAGGATTTAAAAAATGTCAAAAAGTAGCGACCTAGTAATTAACATAATAGGAAATTCAAAAGACATTAACAAAGATTTAAAAAATCTTGAAAAGCAATCGAAAAATTTAGAACAAAAACTAAGCTCTGTTGCAAAAACTTCGAGCATAGCATTTGCAGGTTTAACAACTGTTATAGCTGGGACAATTTCAGCATTTAGAGCTGATGAACAAGCCTTATTTAGAACTGAAGCGGTTATAAAAAGTACTGGTAAAGCTGCTGGTTTATCTGCTCAAGAAATATCCAAAATGTCAAGAGAGTTGCAAGATTTGACAACTTTTTCTGATTCAGCAATTCAAAGCGGCGCAAATTTATTATTAACTTTTACTAATGTTGGAAAAGAAACTTTCCCAAGAGCAACAAAAGCTATTCTTGACATGTCAACGGCAATGGGAACAGGTTTAAAAGAATCAGCTATTCAAGTAGGAAAAGCATTAAATGACCCTATTCTAGGAGTGTCAGCGTTAACACGTGTAGGTGTGCAATTTACAGAGCAACAAAAATCACAAATAAAAGTTTTAACAGAGGCTAATCAAGTAGCCGAAGCACAAGCAATAATTTTAGCAGAACTTGAGAAGCAATTCGGAGGCGCTGCAGAAGCGGCCGCCAAGGGTACTGGGGTTTTTGTACAACTAACAAACAGCATCGGAAATCTATCAAGCGCAATAGGTGAATTAGTTTTTAAAAGAATTGAGCCATATATACAAAAGTTTAACGACCTAGTAAAAAGTTTTAGAGATTCAGACAGTCCATTTAAATCGATTATTAGTAATGTTTTAGTTTTTGGCACTGCAATAACTGGGGTTATTGCTGGAATATCCACACTCGGTATTGCAGTTTTAGCGGCTAAAGCTGGGCTTGTTGCTTTGGGGGCGTCGGGTGCAATTGTAATAGGTGCTTTAACTGCCATAGCTGGAGGTGTGACATTAGTTGTTAAAAATCTTGATACAATTAAAAACGTAATTACAGGAGTGCAAGCATCATGGGAATTATTCACAAATTTTGTAAAAACAACCATTAATGACGTATTAATAGCAATAAACAAACAAAAAATAGCTTATAGAGAGCTAGGAATTGCTATTGCAGAAGCCACACCGGGTAGTTTATTAGATGATTTTGCAGAAAGACAAAAAAAACTTGTAGATGATTTAATTGATGAAAATGTAAGACTAAGACAAGATAACAAAAAAACGGCTAAAAGTTTTAAAGAAATATATGACGCTATAGACGCAGAAAAAGCAGTTGAAAAAGCACGTGAAGTAAACGAAGCATTAAAAGAAGAAAGAGCGAGGGCTTTTGGTGAAGAGTTTCAACAAATAGCAGAAGCCAATGAGCGCAAACTTGTACAAGAAGACGAATTAAAAGCAATACAAGAAGAAAGAAAAGCACAAGATGCAGAGATTAAACTTGCTGAGGATGAGCTTGCATTGCAACAAGAACTTGAAGGCAACGAAGCAGAAAAAGAAAGGTTAAGGCAACAGCTTGCAGAACTTCAAGAAATAAGAACGCAGGGACTAACAACAAAAGAAAAGAAACAATTTGATAATGATAAAAAATTAAGAGAAGCGGACAGAAAAGACAAAAAATTTAAAATTGAAGAAGAGAAGAAATTTAATGAAAAAACAATTGATGCCGCTCAAACATTAGCTACGACATTATTTAAAGATAATAAAAAAGCACAAATGGCGTTACTATTATTCAATAAAGCCGTAGCTTTAAAAGATATCGCAATTAGCACAGCTAAGGGAGTTTCAAAAGCTTTAGGAAGTGCAGAGCCTCCTAGGTCTTGGATATTGGCTGCAATAACGGCGGCGAAAGGTGCGATACAATTGGCTGCTGTTGCCTCACAAGTGGTAGGGGCTAGAGATGGTGCGCTTGTTGGTGATGGTTCGCCAAACATGGCAAGAGGCGACCGCATGCCGTTTATGCTTGAGCGTGGTGAGCTTGTGGTTCCACGTAGAAATTTTGATGAAGTTGTTTCAGCAACTGCAAGAAGCAGGGGATTTATAGAAACAGATGCAACAGGAGAGCGAGAAATAATGGTAAAAATTGATTTAACTGATAACGCTTCACAAGTTTTAACAGCTGATCAATTCGAAAACTCAACATTAGGAATAGACAGGGCATAAAATGGCAATAACTGGCGGAATTAAATTTTTTAATAAAAGTACAGCACTAGCAAAAGACGGAGCAACCGCAACAGTAACAAGCGGAGACGCTTCCTCTTTATATGCTTTGTCTATGAATCGCTATATAAGGTGGGATTCAGTGGGTTCGACTGATTTAATTTGGGAAGAATACGTTGTTAATTTTACAGAACCTACAACAATAAACCGCCTGTTTTTAGTAAGTACGAACATTAAAGAATTTGATATATATTATGATACTAGCCTTGATTTTACAAATGTTTTAACTTTAAACGGGCCAACCATAGGAATACACGAAACTAACAATACACTAGACACTTTATATTATGAATTTGACAGCGTCACAGTTAGTAACATAACAATAAGAATGCAAAGCACACAAACACCAAACCAACAGAAATTTATTACACTAATAGCACCAACCAACGAAATAGGAACGCTTGAAGGCTACCCACAAGTAACACCAAACACAGACCAAAATGACAAGCTAGCAAAAACACAAAACGGAAAATATATAACGCAAAAAGGTTTTGAGGTTTTTGATTGTTCTTTAAAATATGAATATACTAATCAAGCGGATGTTACATTATTTAAAGATTTATATGAGATACAAAATCCTTTTTTAATTTGGTTGTGTGGTGGTCGTTTTGGTACAGAATTTTTTAGCGTAGAATTTACTAACTGGCGTTTACAAGACCTCTTCCAGGTACAAACAACAGGAAAAATTAGAACGACTTTTGCAAACAATGTTTATACTTGCGCTCCTCAATCATCTTTGAAATTTGTTGAGGAAGTATGACAATATCATATAGTGAAATTTTAATTACACCTTTAAATGATGAAAATAACTATGGTATTACTGTTGATGTAACGGATTATTTAAAATCTGGTACAATTGGCAATGTTTCGCAAACAATAGACAAAGGCAATTATGACATCGGGCTTTTTACATATGCGGATTTAAATATAACATTAATTAATTTTGATGGCAGATTTAACGATAACACAAAAAGCTCAAGCATATTTTATTACACAAGAGATAGGGCTTTAGTTGAGGTTAATTATTATGACAATGATAATAATAAATATTTAATTTTTAGCGGAATAATTAATGATGAAGCAACGCAACAAGATTTAATAAACGATACCGTAAAATTAAAAGTTTTATCACGTGATAGTATAATTAGAAAAACTAAAGTATCAGGTGGTTTATTAAAAAATGGTGATAGTTTTCTTGAAGCTATAAATATAATATTAGGACAGCCAAAAATAAAAAATGTAATGAATTATGACTCAAACAATATAACTGTTGGTTACAATAATGTAATTGATAATGCGGAGCAATTCACAGACCAAAACACTAGGACAGTTTTGGACGCTTTGTTAAATGCGAGCGGTTCAGTTTTTAGAGTAGATAAAAATAATAATATGATTGTTAGTCCTAGAGTTGTAACAAATAAACCAGCTCTTGCACTTTATGGCGGAGGAAATTTATTACAGCAAAATAATATAATTAAAATGCAAAAGTTTAATGATGGCTTACAAAGAACTTTTAACACTTTTGTAATTAATAAAATAACTAGCCAAGACCAGGGATATATAAACAGGTATGGCGCAGAAATTAAAAGCTATACTTTTGATTTTATAACACAGGAAACAACAAGCCAAGAAATCGGAGCTTATTTGTTAAACGAATTTAAAGACCCAAAAAATGAAGTTGAAATAACAGTCCCAACAAACACGGCTAAGGATTCGGAAATTTTAGACCCTGTAACTGTATCATTAAAAAAAAATGCTATAGGTTGGGAAAATAAACGAGTACCAATTGCAGGGGTTGCCATTGCTGGCTTTGATTATGTGCCTTATAATTCAGGAGGCACAATATTTAATAGTAATAAAAATTGGAAAATAACAGGAATAATACAAGATACAAAAAAACTCGAAACAACTTTAAGATTGCGAGAAGTTTAATAATATTATAAATTTATGTAAAAAAGGTTTATTATGGGTACAACAGATATTACAAACACCAAAAGCAACGGCGACGTTATCGATGAAACGTGGTATAATGACTTTAGAAGTACAATTATTGGAAATTTTGTCCCGAGAAATGCTAGCAGTGGAGCGGTTGATAATTCAGCCCCTGACCTTGGAGCGTTGATTTACCCTTGGGGCAATTTGTATGCTAACGGGCTTGTAATTAATGGTGTAGCGGTTGATTTTGCAAGCGTTACTGGTATTCCTAACAGTATAAAATCAGGCCAAACAAGAACTACAAGTGATTTCCCCGATTTTATACGTGCTACAGGTTCAAGTAATTCTTTTACATTGTTAGCTAGTGCTGTTAATCTTGTTGTTGATATAAACACAACAGAGGTAACTTATACATTAGACACAACAGAAACAGGCCTAACACTAGCGCCATCAACTAACAATACTTGTTTGTTAAATGAGCCAACCGCATCAGGACAATATGAAACAAGTTATCTAGGGGAAGATGGAACAGTTATCACAATTGATAATGCAGGAACCGAAATAACAAATAGAATAGGGCAGTTTTGTTTATTTCAAACAGGCACAGAATATTTTCTTGCTTATATAAACAGTGCAACAGAATTGACTAACGCTTACAGGGGTTTTTTATTAGATTCTTCGGGCAATCCAGTAAACAGAACCGTTTTAAATGATAATGACGTTATAACGCTTTTATCTGGTGGGTGGGTGTTTGTTGATATTGACGGAGTTACTGTAGATGTAACATATAACAGCCCCGTTTATGATTTTGATGAGCCTACAAGCCCAGTAACTGGCGATTATTGGTTCAATAGAAGTGAGCAAGCTTGGTATAGATACTCGGGCAGTGATTTTGTCTTAATTAATAGAACTCTTGTTGGAGTAGTTGCCCTAAATACTGCTAATTGTGTAGCCTCAAGGTGTTTTAATTTTAATAGAGAATTTAGCGATTATAACCCCTTAAATTTACAATATGTTAATGCAACAACAGTAAAAACTGATTTTTATAATTTTGTTATTAATGTATACGGCAATAAAATAATCAATCAAAATACCCGTTATCTTTGGGATATTACAACCAATTTAGAAAGCGGACAAGTAGAAGCAAATGACACTTATTACTTTTTATATATTACCGAATTAGGCCAGCAAGTTATAAGTAATATAAAGCCATATGACCAAAAAGGAGAGTTAGCGGGATATTACCACCCTTTTAATACATGGCGTGCTATTGGTTCAGTTGCTAACGATTCGGCTGGTGATTTTGTTGATTATACGGTTTCAACATATGAAAAACCTTTAAATTTTCGAGAAATACAAATAAAAACTTCGAAATATTTTTATAAACCCTTTTCAAGTTCAACAAATAGAATAACTGTTAGAGGCTGGGCAGGTGGTTTTAGTGGTAATGTCAGTAACAATTCGAATAATTGTAATGGGGGATTTGGTTCATCATGTGCAGATATTTTTTTTAATTTAAAAGATTTATCTAATTTAACTTTCTGTATAATTGGAGCAGGTGGGGCTAGTAGTACAAATACAGTTAGAAATGCTGGAGGAACTAGTTTTTTTGGTTCTACTATATTTGGGGATTTAGGTTATTATCAATTAGCACAAAGTATAAATAATAATAATTACACTCCTTTTGCTGTTCCAGCGTTTTATTTTAGAGGATTTGGTCAAAATTTTCAGGAAACTAGAAGAAATGCAATTGCTGGAGGAGCTGGTGGTGGGGTAACTTTTAGTGCAACTGTTGGTGGTACTAGTATATTCGGAGGTAATGGTGGAACCCTTGGCCAACCTGATGGGGAACAACCTGGAGGCGGTGGTTTAGGCGTTTCTACTGGAACATCAGGTGCTGGAGGTGATGGACAATTCACAATAATGTTTGATAATAATATGCAGGTGACTAATAATGTCTAAATATTTAATGATACAAGATAATAAAATAATAAATATATTCGTATGGAATGGACAGGGGTTTTTACCTTTTCCGCCTACTATAAATGTACAAGAGGTAACAGACCCACAAACGCAAACAATAGGCAATTATATTTTTGATGGTATTGGGTATAGTCCATCGGATATTTTACAACTTGAAATAGATACAAATTTGACATCTCCATCTATAGAAAATGATGAAACTGTAAACCCAACGCCAGACCCCGACAACTTAGCAACGGCAAACAATCAATTTAAAATACCAACGCTCGAAAGTGGTAATTATTCTAATATTGTGATAGACTGGGGAGATGGTGTAATAGATACAAGTATAAATGAATGGAATGACCCAAGACTTGTACATACTTATGAAACAGCTGGAGCCTATACAATTAAAATATTTTTGGGTGTATTTGATGGCTTTTCTTTTGGCTTTGGCGGTGATAAAGACAAAGTTATAAATATTAACCAGTTAGGGGCTGTAAATCTTGGCTTAAGTGGTGATAGTTTCCAAGCTTGCACACATTTAATTAATGTCAGCGGAATATTAAACACAACAAACACCAGCAACTTTAATAATATGTTTAGCAATTGTTTAAATTTAAAAACTTTTGATTCTATTGGTAATTGGGATATTTCAACAATGTTAAACGCTAACGAGATGTTTAAAAATGTTGATTTATCAGTTGATACATATGACGCTTTATTAACTGGCTGGGGAAATCAAACACCACAAAACGATATTATATTTGATGGCGGTTTGTCTAAATATAGCACAATTGAAGCAGAGTTAAAACGCAATAATTTAATTAATAATTTTGGCTGGACGATTACTGACGGCGGAAAAGTTACATAAAAATTAATATAAAGTTTATGGATGACATCAAAAGCTTTGAAACGGTAAATTACAGAATGA